CTGTAAGCATCAGCCAACCACAAATGAGGCCATGCAGCATCTTCAAAAAAGAAACTCCAATCCTTACAAGGCATGACCTTCATATACTCGGCATCTGTAGGATAAGGTGGGACACTCACCCTTACCGCTACTCCCCATTTGTCTTTGTCAACAGGCATAGGATCTCCCTGGCCCTGCCAAAACTTGCCAAGCCACACAGCAAAATCTCCCTGAAAACACTCCAACAGCGCCCACAATGCGCTATATCCAAATCTAGAAGTCCATTCCAAACCATATGCTTTGTCTTTGGTCACTATGCAGTTAATATCCAGGGGCCCAATATAATTAGCTCTCTTAAGATAGGGCTCCACCTTCAGCAACGTCTCTTCAACCAACCTATCGGAATCCACAAACCAAACCACATTACCCATACAGCCTGTAGAAGGCCCTTTGTCTCTGTCCATAAACTTCTTACGCTCCAGTGTATGATTAAAAGGCTTAACAAACTTCTCTCCATCAAACCAACCTTCAGTGCTGATCTCTATACCATCTATAAACAACTGCAACTCATATCCCTCAGGCACATCCGCTACACTCAGCATCTCCATCAAATCCCTGGAATCTGGAGCTTGAGCCACGTAGGTCCACATAGTGCTTTGGTTGCCTAAAGGCTTTAGAACATACCGCCCTTTATTGCTCCGTATGAACGCCTTACCTTCCTCCACAGTCTTAAAAGTCCACGTAGGAGGTACAGCAATACCAGCTCTTTTCATGAGCTCCGTTCCTTTGGTTCTGTCAAGCTCTATCAGATCATTAAATATACCGCCCCCAACAACTGCTTTGCCTCTCTTCCTCAAAAATTCAGCTATGTTTCCCATGCCCACCATGTCAAAAATAATGAGGTCTGCTGTCCTGAAATATGGCCGCCAGGTAGGAACCACTTTAACCAGACCTTCCCCCATCTTACCTTTCCTGCCTTTACAGTAGAACTTCACTCTGTGCTTTTCGGTTAACTTAATGGCCAATGGTAAAGCATCGCCATTTTTAGATATGAACAATATCTCCATTAGCTTCTCCCCAGCTCCCTATACAACTTGTAATCCTTTTTATCAAATAAATCCTCCCATGTCACCACGAAGCCACCCCGAGTAGGACGAGCCACAGGGGGCTCAGGTGGCGTTCTATGCACAGTAGGAGCATAGGCAAGGCAGTCCAAAAGATGGTCTTTGCCAGTGGGGAAGTGCTTCATCTCGTCAATAACCTCTGGAGTAGTTTCCCTATTGACCAATATACGACCCTCAAACAGCAAAGGGATGATCCCCCGTATCCTTTGACGCTTGCTGACACGGGTAGAAGGTTGTAGGGAGACAATAGGAATGTAAAAGTCTTCCTGCTCCATAATGTATCTGGCAAAATGCCCCACTACTCTCTGAGCAGCAACCGATTCTATTCCTATGCATCTACACTGCCACTTCCTTGCAAAGGCGAAGGCTGTCCTGATCAACCTTTCTGGCAACATCTTATCACACCACTCATCCAGGATGTAGAATCTCTGCTTATGATCGTAGCCTGTTACCAACATTCC